TTGTAAATGATCCAATACCAGTGCCACTTTGAGTTTCAACTACAGTGACAATAGCTGCAGAGGCTGCAGTGTTTACAAGACGAACTACAGTAGCTTCACTGAAACTAACTGCTGCTCCTGTTGTAGTTGGCAAATTTAGCTCGTCAGCTAAAATCTTTGTGATCATTCTTCTTCCTCAGTGTCTACTTCAGCATCACCTTCAGATTCTCCCCCAAATAGGGAATTAGCAACATAAGGTCTCAAAGCATCAACTCTTTCAGCAGCTTTGCTGTAGAGCAAGTCTTTGATTTTGTCACTAATTTCAGACGCAGAAGAATCAGTGGCAATAAGATCAATAACGTCTTCCATGTTTTAAATACTATTGTCTAACGATTATTTATATTACGCCGACATCCAGATCAGTATCCGTCATATCGTTTCCTCTTTGACGGACATTTTCTTCAGGTGGCTGTTGATCTTCTGGTGCCATACCAGGTTCCATTTGGAGCATTTGCTCATTAGGATCTGGGATGATACCTCTTTCGATTTCATCTTCAATTTGCATATCAATTTCGATGATCTCTTGATCTTTCTGCTGAAGAACTTTTCTGCGGACATACTCAGTGGAGTAGTATCTGCCAACATATGGTTCAACCTGAGCAAGAAGATTCAGTCTGTTGGTCATCAACTCTGCTTCTTTCAGTTCGGCAAAGTGATTATCATACAGATAATCAAACTGAATGTGCTCAGACATTCTCTCCCAATCTTCTGGAGTGACAATGTTCTTGAGCAGCAACTGAGTCTTCAGCATATCTAAGAACAGATTGCTGAATCTCTTACGCAGTCTTCCTACAAACTTACTGAAAGAAAGTTCGTCACGAAGGATTTCGGAAGAACGACCCAGATTAAAACCATCACCAGAACCAGGCATTCTGGATTCGGGTACACCCAAAGATCTGTAGAGTTTCTTCTGGAAGTATTCAATATCGGCAAGTTCACCTAAGTTTTGACCACCAGGCAGAGTGGTGATTTCAGTACCACGTCCACCTTCTCTTCTGGGCAGCCAGAAATCTTCCAGCATAGACATGTACTTTTTGTCATCACGAATCTCACCAGTATTGGCATTGTAAACAAGTTTGTTGCGATAACGATTCATTACGTCACGCAAGTATTGTTCTGCCTTTACCTTAGGAAGATTGCCAACGTCGATGTAGAAAATACGACGTTCTGGAGCACGAGATAATCTGTAGATAACCAGAGAGTCTTCAATCATTCTCAACTGGTTGAGAGACTTGATTGCTTTCTGCAGATAAGAAAGAACGGTGTGACGGTTTCTATCTACAAGACCAGAGGTGCAGTAAGAGATAGAATCTCTGGACATCTTGACACCTTTAGTTCCACTACCATAGGTGGGAACTGTGGTTGGGTAGTTGATCTTAGGAGTATACATGAAATACTCCTCCATCTCAGGGAATATTACCCTTTGATTCTCGGCAATATTAGCATTGTTGAAAAGATCACCCCTATCTTTATTTTGATCTTTCTCCTTTCTGACATAACGCATCTTCAGTGCGTCAATGTATCTTACCTCTTGAATACCATCTTGAGGTCTCTTGAGATCAATGACTTTATGGTAGTAAATTCTACCATCGACATACCAGTTACGGAAGATTTCGTGTGCCTTCTTATCGAAATCTAACAGATCTTTGATATGCTTGAATTCTTTTCTGATCTTGTCTTTGATACCATCACTTGCTTTCAAATTATTGAGATCAATCTCAACTGGAGAATCATCAAGGTCACTAACAATTGCTTCGTTTACAACATTTTCAATTGCCTGATCGCACTCTGGGTGGAGTGCCATTTCACGATATCTACGAATAAGTTCATACTCACTTCTATAGACACCTTCAAGATCAATGGTTTGGCTACCGAAAGCAGTAGATACGTAAAAATCAGCCCCGTCCTCATTTGATGGGGGGACGGGACTGACTATACTTTTAGATTTATCCTCGTTATCCTCAATAGAGAAACCAAAGAGTCTAGCCATGAATAAAGTGTGCGTTCTATTCTCCTATTTATCAGGCAATAGAACCACCGTTTCCAACAGCTTCCCACCACTGAACCTGAAGTTCTACATCAAACTCTTCGATAGCATCGGTGCTATCATAAGAGAGTGTGATGGCAGAAATGTTAGTTGGCCAAACGCCATGGAACTGATAACTTCTCAGAATAGGTTGATCAACAGCACTTTCCTGAGCAGAACCAGCACCAGTTACTGGAGCACGACCAAGTTGGTGAACGATAGCATCGGTCTGATAGTCAACTGGATTTGTATTACCAGAGTTATCGGATACCTTAGCAATAGAGTTCATCCATCTTTCGAAAGATCCTCTAATGGCAAAGTCGGTGTCGTTGATAACTGTAACAGTCCAGACATCGAACGTTCTGTCACCAGCAATCTTAAGGTTTCTTCCTCTGAAAGGAATGTTGATAGGAGTGACAGTAGAAGCAGGAAGAGCAGCACCCTTTACAAGGAATCTTGCTTTCGACTCAAGATCATTAACACTGGGGTCAACTACATCATCGGGGAAAGAAAGAACAACCTCAAAGAGGTTAGGTCTGGCGATACCACCAGACAGTCTGCTCTTGAACCTATCAATAGTTCGATCAGCTGTTTTAGGGGGATTTTGTTGTTGAATTAAGTCCGCCATCGGTTTGTTACCTCTTTAAATTATACTCCGAGAACTTCGTCAAAACTGACACCCGTGCGAGTGGCAACGAAGGTCAGACCGATGAAGTTGATGGAACGATTTGGTTTGATGTAGATATCGGCAACAAATTCATTGTTATCGATCACTGCAGCAGTGTTGTTCGTCTCATCGCACTTGACTACAAAGTCAGTGATGCCTCTCTTCGCTTGAACATCACGGAGGAAAGGCTCAACGATACTAACAAAGTTTGTTCTTGTGATTTCATCGTTGAACTCGAACATTTGATCTCTGGCAGCAGCAGAAATTGCTTTTTCCAGATAGATGAACAAACGACGAACGTTGATTCTGTCAAAAGCAGATGCTCTTGCCAGACCCGTCTTATCACCAAAGAGAACAATACCAGATCCAGGAGAGAATACTACTGGGTTGATTCTGTTAGAATACAGAACGTCTCTTTGTCCTTTGGTTGGATTGTATGCCAGTTTTACGGCATTCAGGATGGCACCTCTCAAGGTTCCAGCAGGAGAGAACCAGGGGAAGTTGTTAATATCATTTCTGGCACATGTACCAGCAATGTCTCCGTTCATTGGGATGTAACGGAAGGTATCACCGAATCTGTCGTAGGTGTACTTATAAGAACTATCGAACACCGCATAAGAAGACGATGTGATAGCAGAGTAGTAACTTACCAGATTATCAGTGATAGTTGAGGCAGAGTTCATAGAGATGGAAGCACCATCGGCAAGGAATGCCTGACGATAAGGAGAAACGAATGCAACTACATCCTTTCTTTCTTCGGCAATGGCAATGATCTTTTGAGCAACTGCTTGGGTCTCTTCCTTACCATGAGCACCCGATCCCATCAGCAGGAAGTCGATGTCATACTCATCGGGATTCTCGAACAGGTCGTAACCAGCTGCAAGATCACCGACGTTAACGTCAAGACCAGAGTTGGTTGTGATGCCAGTTGTTCCACCGTAGTTCTTACCACCTGCAAGTGTTGCTGTTACAGCACCATAACCATCAAATACGATGTCGGCAACTTTCTGATCCCAACCACCATCAGCAAACAAACCGTAACCAGTTCCAGCATTAGCAGCAAAACCAGTTGTGGTAACACCAAGAGGTTGACCACCACCAAAGATGTTAGAAGAGTTGAACTGTAACCATGATCTCCAGTATTGGGCAGTACCAGCAGAGAACTCGGCATCAGTTGCCTTAGAGAGACTCAGGTGCTTCTCAAGGATGGTGCCAGCATTGCCAGTTACCTTACCGAGATCGTCATATACTACAACGTGCAGTTCGTCGTTTCTTGCGTTGCGATCGGCACCGTAAGAAGTTGTAGTTGGTCTCTCGGCAACTCTGTTCCACTTGACATTGCCAGTGGTCAGTGTGATTTCTTGCTGATCGAACCAATCCTGCTGAGCAGTATAGGTAGAGATTCCCATCAGGGAACCACTATTATTGAAGATATACAGTCCAGTAGCAGAATCGTTTCCAGATGTTCCAACACCAGAGTTAGCAAATCTGTAAGTACCACCTGGTTGATAATCAACTGCAGTTACTGTGCCAGCAGCAGAAACGTGGTGAGTAAACTTGACTTCCAGACTTGTACCAGCACCGACGTTGGTGACCAGACCCTTGAAGTATCCATCGAGAACGGAAGTTGTTCCAGCACCAGCAACAACTGTGTTGGCAGGAACCTTCTGACTTACACCGTAACCGACAGAAACAGAAGTACCAGAGTAACCAGTCAGAATCTGATCGGACTTGCCATCAATGAAGGCAACCTTGATTCCATTAGACCAAGAACCAGGATTCTTAGCAATGACGGTTACACCAGAAATGATATTGGTATCATATCCGTTGTTTACATAGTCATCGGAACTCTTGATCTTGACTGTTGTTGCTGTTCCAACAAGACCGTTGCTTAATCCAGAGTTATCAGATCTTACTACTCTAAGTACCCCACCATAGGCAAGATAAGAAGAAGCAGTATACCAATACTCGTAGTGATTGTTGGCAGCGTATGGTTCACCGAAAACGTCAAGCAGATCTGCTTCGGTTTCGATTAATGTGGGAATTTCTACTGGTCCCTTCTCGAAGGGTGCTACGAGACCCGCAGCCTTATCGGAAGTAGGATCGACTCTACCAGCGGTAAGGTCTACCTCTCTTACGACAATACCAGGAGATGCTAAGTTCAGCGGCATCTTTCTCTCCCTATGAAATCCAAATAATGCTAGAGTTATTTATTATTTGGTATGTTTACATTGGGGAAACAATGCACGAACACACTACCAGTCAGGATATTCCCATTCCCTGACTTTCTGCTCCGCTTTTCTCGCATTGAGAACCCGTTTTTTGGTGCATTGCTTGCACTCATATGAGTATGCAGAAGGACCACTACCCCTTCGTGATTTATAAAAATCTGAAATAAGATCTTTGACTTCGAAGCAAGACCTACACTTTCTGTGTTGGAAAAGAAGATGTTCTAGCTCAAACTCTTCTTCAAACTCCATTACAGATACTCCCACATAAATGATCTGTCACCATACTCATCAGTGTTCCACCTTGTCCCTTC